AGGCGACATCGCCTTCTGGAAGAACATACATAGGTGTTACAAAGAAATTCAAGCGCCGAATGAAAGAGCACGGAACCAGTCCGTACACTTTTGGTAGAGCACTACGAAAGTATGGCAGAGAGAACTTCCACTATGAGTTTGAACTGTTCCCTGACGTAGAATCGGCCTTGACACGGGAAGCTGAACTTGTTACTGTCGAAGCACTACAGTCTGGTAGACTATACAACGAGTCTGTAGGTGGCGTCTTCAGTAACTCACTGCGAGGAAAAAATCCTATGCACGATCCCGAAGTACTCAAGAGACATCCAAAACTCTTTACTAAAGAGTACAACCCCTTGAATGATCCAGAGATACGCGAAAAAGCCCGCAGAGCACAAGATGGCTACAAGAAAAAAGTATCTATCGACGGCGTTGTATACAACGGTGTTAGGGAAGCAGCTAGGCAGCTAAACTCGTATAGACAGTTTGTTGTTCACAGGCTTAAGTCTTCCAACTATCCAACATGGTTCTACGTCAAAGACTAGATTTGCTTTGGGCAAAAGCTACGCCATGCTTGCAGACCCGCTGAGGGATATGAATAATCCCAACTTCAGCGGTCTGCTTGTGCGACACACTACAGAAGAACTTCGTGAGCTTATCATGAAGTCGCAAGAACTCTATCCTAAAGCCATTCCCGGCATCAAGTGGAGCGAGCGCAAACAGCAATGGACTACGCCTCGTGGTGGTACATTGTGGATGTCTTATCTCGACCGAGATATGGATGTTCTTAGGTACCAAGGATTAAGTTTCTGTTGGGTGGGCTTCGACGAACTCGGACAATGGGGAACTCCTTATGCCTTTAACTACATGGGTTCTCGTCTTAGAACGACTGATCCTTCGTTAAAGCTGTATATGCGATCAACTGCTAACCCCGGTGGTCCGGGCATGAACTGGATCAAGAAAGGTTTCATTGATCCCGCGCCGTACAATACGTCTTTTCCTGCTGTAGACTTTGAAACAGGCGAAGTTCTGTCTTTTCCAAAAGGCCACAGCAAAGAAGGGCAGCCTTTGTATAAACGTAGGTTCATACCTGCAACGCTGTTTGACAATCCGTATCTTGCAGCAGACGGCCAATACGAAGCGATGCTGCTTGCTCTACCAGAGAACCAACGGCGGCAGCTTCTGTATGGCGATTGGGATGTTGCAGAAGGTGCTGCATTCCCTGAGTTTAATCGTAGGATTCATGTCATTGAGCCGTTTGACATTCCTAAGAACTGGACACGTTTCCGTGCGGCAGACTATGGCTACAGCAGCAAGACAGGCGTTGTGTGGTTTGCTGTAGCACCTTCTGAGCAACTGATCGTCTATCGTGAACTATATGTAAGTAAGATCACGGCAGAAGATTTGGCTGAGATGATCCTTGAGATCGAAGAAGGTGAAAGGATTAGTTACGGCGTCCTTGACTCATCTCTGTGGCATAAACGTGGCGATACAGGCCCATCCCTTGCTGAAAAGATGATCCTAAAAGGATGCAGGTGGAGGCCCTCAGACAGGACAAAAGGCTCTCGTGTTGCAGGCAAAAACCTTATGCACCAGAGGCTCAAGATTGACCCCTACACGAATGAACCGGGGATCATGTTCTTTAACAACTGCACTAACTGCATTTCTCAGATTCCTGTTCTGCCGCTTGACAGAAACAACTCTGAAGACATTGACACTCGCAGTGAAGATCACCTATGGGATGCTATTCGTTATGGTCTGGCCTCTCGTCCGCGTAGCAACTTGTGGGACTACGACCCTGCTCACCATACTAATCGTTGGAAACCAGCGGATTCTCAGTTAGGATACTGACACATGGAAGAAGAACTCTTTGAAACTGATGCGTCCTCTTCGCTGAAGGATAAGGCTAAGGACGACACAGTTGACACAAAGGCTGGCAGCCTTGTCAGCTACGTCATGGGCCGCTTTACTGAAGCAGAGGATGCACGTCGAGTTGACGAAGATCGTTGGCTCATGTCGTATCGTAACTATCGTGGTCTATATGGTCCTGAAACACAATTCACTGAAACTGAAAAGTCTCGTGTTTTCGTAAAGATCACTAAGACTAAGGTTCTTGCAGCCTATGGTCAAATCGTTGACGTACTTTTTGCCAACAACACGTATCCTCTGACTGTTGATCCTACGTCGCTGCCTGAGGGTGTAGCAGACACTGTTCACATGGAGACTAACCCTCAGGCTGAGCAGGGCATTGATCAACTCCGTGACGCCTTTGGCAAGAAGCCTGTTCGTAATCCTTTGTTTGGGCCTGATACTAAACTTGAGCCGGGGGATACATTTGACACTCTTCAGCGCCGTCTAGGTGGCATGAGGGATCAACTTGCTCCTGTCATGGAAAAGCTGGTTGAAGGCCCCGGTACTACACCTACTGCAATTACCTTCCATCCTGCAATGATTGCAGCCAAGAAGATGCAGAAGAAGATCATGGATCAGCTTGAAGAAAGCAACGCCAACAAGCAGTTGCGTCTTGCTGCATTCGATTGTGCCCTCTTTGGTACAGGCATTATGAAGGGGCCTTTTGCTGTAAACAAAGAGTATCCTAATTGGGATGAAGATGGCACCTACAACCCCGTCATCAAAACTGTTCCGTCTACAGGCTACGTCTCCATCTGGAACTTCTATCCTGACCCTGATGCTGCAAACATGGATGAAGCAGAGTATGTGATTGAGCGTCACAAGATGTCTCGTTCACAGCTTCGTGCCCTCAAGCGCCGCCCCTACTTCCGCTCCAATGCAATCAATAGTGCCATTGAACACGGTGAAAGCTATGAGCGTAAGTATTGGGAACTTGCGATGGAAGATGATCGCGCCCATGATAAAGCTGAACGATTTGAAGTATACGAATATTGGGGCTACGTTGACACTGAAGTGCTGAAAGAGCATGACATTGATATTCCGCGTGATCTTCGTGATCTGGATCAACTGAGTGTCAACGCATGGGTCTGCAACGGACAAGTGCTGCGTCTTGTGATGAACCCGTTTAAGCCGAGCATCATCCCTTACTTTGCAGCCCCTTATGAAGTAAACCCCTACAGCTTCTTTGGCGTAGGCATTGCTGAGAACATGACTGACACGCAGCAGCTAATGAACGGCTTCATGCGTATGGCTGTAGATAATGCTGTCTTGAGTGGCAACCTCATCTTTGAAGTAGATGAGACTAATCTTGTGCCGGGGCAGGATATGACACTGTATCCCGGTAAAATATTCCGCAGACAAGGTGGCGCTCCGGGTCAAGCCTTGTTCAGCACAAAGTTCCAGAATGTCACTGGCGAGTTGATGCAACTCTTTGATAAAGCTCGTGTTCTTGCAGATGAAAGCACAGGCTTCCCCTCATTTGCACATGGTCAAACAGGTGTAAGCGGCGTAGGCAGAACTGCAAGCGGCATCTCGATGCTGATGTCTGCAGCCAATGGCAGCATCCGCACTGTGATCAAGAACATTGACGACTATCTGATTGCACCTCTCGGCAAAGCCCTTTTCAGCTTCAACATGCAGTTTGATTACGATCCTGAAATCAAGGGCGACCTTGAGGTTAAAGCACAAGGCACTGAGAGCCTCATGGCAAATGAAGTTCGCAGCCAGAGGCTGATGCAGTTTCTTGGCGTCGTGTCTAATCCTGTGCTTGCACCCTTTGCTAAGATGGATTATATTGTACGTGAGATTGCCAAGAGCATGGACCTTGATCCTGACAAACTCACTAACTCCCTTGCTGATGCTGCAGTTCAAGCTGAGATTCTGAAACAGTTTGTGCAACCTGCACCGCAGCCTCCAGAGGCAGCAGGAGGGCCACCCGGAGTCCCGGCACCAGCAGCAGCAGGGCAGCCGCCTCAAGGCGCAGGAGTGGCTGACATGACAGGTGGCGGCGCAGGCAACATCGGTGTTGGTGCTGCAGCGCGTCCGGGCGAATCTGGGTTTAGCGGAAACATTCAATGAGCCTAAAGAGCTTCGTAAATAACCACAGCCAGTGGAGCAGCTTTCTTGACATGCTGAATGCTGAGATAGCTGTTCAACATAAGCGTATGGAACAAGTCGCGGATAACGTGGAACTGCATCGAGCACAAGGTGAGATTGCAGCTTTGCGTAAACTGATGTTGCTGAGGGATAAGTTGAATCATGGTTGACACGACTGCTGCAGCTTTTGGTATGCAACCCGCTACATCTCGTGGCCGCAATGTGCCGCGTAGGCGTGATGTTGAAGAGCAGACTGAGGAAGCATTTGCTGCAGAAGAGCCTAAAGGCATGGGCTATGCTGAACTGTTGCTCGATAACATCATTGGTCTAGACAATCAATATGAATCTACTGGTGAGGCTTTTGGTAAAGCATTCAACGAAGACGAACTCGGCACACTCAAGAACATGGCTGTTAGCGCCTACGAAGGTGCTAAAGAGTTTGTTACTAGCCCCATTGAAACTACAGGAAATGTAGTAAAAGATATTCGTGACAGCGTGTATCGCCTTGGTTCTGAAGACCTTGATGCCAGAATTAGGCGCATGTATGGCATTGGGTATCAGGATGCTACAGATGAGCAGGTAACAAAAGCACGAGAGGCAGTCATAGGAGATGCAGTTACAGCATCTTCACTAATCCCTGCTGCAAAGGGTATTAAATCTGTTTCTACTGTCGCTGCTGATGCTATGGGGCCGTATGATCCTAATGTGTTGGGAAGCACTCTGGGTAACATCGGTGCTGCAGCAAAGCCGAAGCGTCCTGCTGTGCCTAGATTTGAAATAGATCAGCCGCTTCCTGATTTTACAGATAAAATAGCCACTATGAAAACGGATTTGGCTATTAGAATAGAACAAGCCAGAAAGCGTGGGGCAGAAGCATCTGTAAACATGCTAGGCAGAGAACTATCTGTTCTTAACCTAGACAACGACGATCTGTTCAATGATATCCTAAAAATTTATGACGCAAATGATCCCAACGCGGCTGCAAAACAAGTGCTGTCTAAGTATAGCGACATTATTCCACAAAATGTAACTACCTACAACTTGGAGGTTCTCTCTAGTGATTTGCGTAATATAACGGACTATGAAACAACTGTTCGTTTAGGCTCTGGTGAAACGCTTTTCCGCTCACCCATTGAGTCTGTCATCCAGCAACTAGAGTATCCCAGAGACGGCATCAAAGGCGCACAGTTTCTGAAGGAGCTAAAGGATAACCCTGATGTTCGCGACTCTGAGGTTGCAGGCATTGGTCTAGACATTGATCCGCAAAAGCGATACACGCAGCAGGAACTCATGGACGCCGTGAGTGGCAGGCTGTATGATGTAAGCGTCAATACACGTAGAAGTTTTGCTTTATATCAAAGACAGCAAGATGTTGGATTAGTTGATCCTGAAAAGGACTACTTTGAGCTTGTAATTAATGCAGACCCAAGAGGCGACAATCCGGGCTTCAAGGCTACGTCACAGCACTATAACAGAAATACTCTAGCACACACTCGTGCTTCCGTTAGAAGGGACCCTTTAGGCGACTACATTCTTGTAGAAGAGATGCAGAGTGACCTGCTGCAGCATGGGTTTGAGCCTGCTGCAAAACCTAAAAAGTACAATTTGCAAGAACAAATAAGTGTCATCAGTGCTAAACTAAAAGAAGAACTAGTCAAGGAAGATGCGATTCGTCGTGATCTTGGAATGCCGACAGGTGGCGCAGAGTCGCTACAAAAATGGAATCAACTAGACGACAACGATAAAGCAAAAGTCATTGATGCATTTTCTGATCCTTCCAGCAGTTCTAGGCTTAGAGAAGAAACTATTAGTGACGCATTTGCTGGTACCATTCCTGTTGATTTTTTAGCTACTTTGAAATTTTACTTTGAAAGAAGTATACCTAAAAAAGAACCTGCTCGCAACGTTCCGCCTATTGCTAAAACGGAAGATTCTGTTCGTCTAGCCATTGATGCTCTCATGGCAGAGGGGCAGAAGCGTAATGTATCACGTATCGTCATGCCGCCATTTGAGAAAATTATTGAGGCTAGGGCAGAAAGTTTGTCCAATCACTACACAAGGAAATTAAAACGCTTTGTTTCTGAAGAAGAAGCAATGCAGATGGCAATGGACCCTAAGTCAGGCTTCTACGCAACCTACGTCACCTCTGTAAACAAAGTTCTTGACAAGTACAAACAAGAGTTTGGCGACGACTTTGTTGTAATACCACACGAACTTCAGTATACCAATGCCAACAAACAGTTGCGTAACGACTTTGAAGACGACTACCTTAACGGCATTGAAATCGACTTCAGCGGGCTGCTCAACAAAGGCTACAATCTCACTCGTCCACGTTTCGCACAAGGCGGCATGGTAGACTATAACACGGAGACACAAATGAATAGACTGATGCAAGAAGGCGGCATTGCAGACGATGGTATGCGTCGTGATCCTGTCAGCGGCAATGAGGTGCCTCCGGGC